ATCTGACTCCCAATCTCCACTATGAAATCCTTCAGCAAAGTGTTTGGTTTTTTCTTCCTCGTTATCAAAATAATGATATACTTCAACTTGGGTATTACATTTTTTATTGGAACAAGATAAGTTAGTTAAGATACCACCCCCATCTGTATCTAAATCTTCTACAATATCGTGGTCACCACCCCATATCAAATCACTTTCACAATGCCAACATTTCATCTTATTCTCCAAATAACTCTTTAAATGCCTGATTGGCAGCTTTTGATTGCTGTGTCTTTACTTTAACTTCTTCTTTCTTTACTTCTTTCTTATCCCAATCACCTCGTTTCCAAAAGTCAGCTTCTATGTGTGTTGACATCATATCAGCCTGATGAAGTATGTAAGCAATATTAGTTTTCAATGACCTATCAGCACCATAACCAACATAATAGGATTTGTTAGCTTCCTCGTACATTCCATCGGTTAACATCAATCCAATATACTCATTCTCTGTCATTTTGACACCAAAATGTTGAAGTAAGAATAAAGCCCTATCCGTAACTGTCATGAATTGTAGATTACCATTATGCTTGTACACCAAACCTTGATTCTTTCTGTGCCAATCTGAATCATTTGGTATATAGTAATCTTCAGCTAAGTCACCAACTTTACCTAAGTCGTGATGTATAGCAGCAAATATCAACTCTTCATCCGTAAAGTTAATGGTAGCTCCAATCTTTTCCCACAACTTTTTAATGTGCAGTGATGCTTCCATTACATGAATTACATGTTCTACATAACCACCGGCGTGAGCATTATGAAAGTGCTCTTTACCACTTGCTGGTGCAAACATCATTCTTTCTTCAAAGTAATCATACATTTCATTTAACTTCTCCAACCTTTCTTCTGTAAAGGTTGCATCTATGATTTGTCTTAGGTTTCCCCAATTATGGGTTAGTTCTTCTGGTGTAAGTTCTTTTGTCATTTTAGTTTTTCTCCTAACTCTTCGTTAAATACTTTTTTTGGTTGGTTTACCATCACATCATTCTCCATTCCATGTCTAAATAAAGCTCGTTTTCTAATTTTTTTAGGTTTGTAACTGAATTCGTGTATGACTCCTATATTATGACCATAAGTACCTTGAGCCATCATTTCTTTTGATTTAACCACCTCTTCACCCCATTTTTTCTGTAACTTTCTATGTTCTGAATTATGAAATTTAGCATCTCTATAAACAGCACAACCACCCTCTTGAAAGGAATCCCAATGTGCTGGAAATTCACAACTTTTTCTATTTATAAAACCTCTTGATAAATATTCAAACATAAAGTTAGCATCTTCACCAACTTCACATAATGTCCAATTTATATCTTTTATTATCTTTGATAATAAATTTCCATTGATGTGATGAATAGAGTTAAAAAAACTGATATCATTATGTGACTTATTCAATGGTGGTAAATTAGCTCTCCTATGCCCTATGTGAATGTAACCTTCATCCATCCACTTATTAAATAGCTCAAACATTTCGTCAAAATCTTCTTCGGTTAACTGCCTCTTAGATTTACTCATGTTAGACTTTTTATTATAATCAGAATAATACTTTTGGTTTCTTCTATAAAATACCACATCATCATCTATCATTGAAAATCTTATTTTACCAGCATCTCTACATATAAACTCACGAGTTCTTGCTATACCTTTTAAACCCTTATCTGTTGATAATATCTGTTTCCTATCATATTTACCGTAATCATCTCTCTCTTCGTAAGGCACAACAAACATAACCATTTTTTTGTATTTTTCAGGTAGATTATCATATGTTATCTGAACATCAGCTCTACCCATAGTTGGTATGTAAATCTTTTCAATCATCTATAATTCCTCTTAATTTATTTTCAAATTCTTTTTCATAGTACTCAACACCTTCTGTTGATTCATTATACTTCTTCTTAATTATCTTTAACCTCTCTAATCTAACACCTTCATCTCTTAATTCCAAGCATTTTCTTTGTATATCTTCAAAAGAATAACATCTTTGCCAATTACTCTCAACCAATTGATTGTTTATATCATAATTCTTCCACACCAATGGTATTATATCACAAGCCAATGCTTCATTGTATCTTGAAGTCAAATACTCATCATAACCAGGCCAATTAAAACACAAGGTAGTTTTACAATTCATCAGATGTGGTACAATATTTTCAAGTTTCCTCGTGAACTTTATGTCTCTTTGAAACCCATCAAAATTACCAATAAATAAAGTTTTCAAATCAGACTTGTGTAAATCTTTTAACACCTCGTGCCTCACATCTCCACTCAAACCACCACCTACCTTTTTCTTTTTAGATGTACCCCAATACCCAAAGTCATGTATTTTAGCACCAGTATGAAATCTTTGTTTTATGAAATGATATTTTAAACTATGTAACCCACCTTTAAAATCACACTCATCTATTGAATGTATTTTAACATCATTATCAGGAAAGACATAATCTCGATATAACTCAACACTATCGGCTCTATCAGATTGTAGAATTATAATTGTTTTACCATCTATAACTTCTCGCACACCATCCAATACTTCATCAGTTCTTTTTTTAACAATAGTCATAACCCTATCAGGAATATGAAACATAAATTCAGCTTCAGATGGTATTACTATGTAATCGGAATCTGCTATATTTTGATATATCTTATTAGGCCAAGCAGTTGAAAATGATAACCCAAAAAGATTGTAATTGTATTGTGGATTATTATGCATAAATTTATTACAGACATGGAACATACTATCAGCAATAGATTGTAAAGGTCTTGTATATTTTTCAGATGACCTTATTCTTGTAAAACAAATCGTGGGTTTGTCATTATTGAATTGAAAAAAATCGTTCATTTACCCACATTCCAAAACAATGAACCCTTACTGGCATGTTCCTTGATAAAAGTCCAAGCCTTACTATCGTAAGTTAACGAACTTGGAAATGGTGGTCTTTCAGGCTCCTTACATTCTTGATGAAACTTATAGTCTGATTTGAATGTTTCTGCCCTACCTTGTTCTCGTCTTGTTGTATTGTGTCCTATCCGAACACCATAAACCTTAGCATTAGGCCAAGCAGCCTGAAGTCCTCGACTCAGAACACCACTACTCATAACCGTCCAAACCTCTTTTGGATTCACACCAAGACTTAAAGCAGTTTGTGTCATAGCCTCAATGATAACAGGATGGTCACCACCAAATGGAATCAGATGTGCTCCATTATCAAAACAATACTTTTTAGCTTTAGCCTGTATGTTGGTTAGGTATCCCATCGGTACTTCTATTATATTAGCACCTAACTCTTCAGCCACATCCGACAACCAATACCGTTCACCTTGTGGTATTGTTACGGTACACTTTTTACCCAAGTCTTTACAAGCATAAGCCAGAGATAGTTGAGCATATCCTTGTCTTGGTGAAGCATAGACAAACTCATCTATTTCTGGCTTTGACTTTACATAAATGGTAAAGGCTCTTCGTTTTGTCCCACCGTTAAGCAAGTCATCACGAACAACTTTGATACCATCGTATTCTTTAATTACCGGTTTTGGTAAGTTAGTTTTGAAATCAATAGTATCTAATCCATAATCGAAGAAACTATGCACCGAACACTTTTTTCATGAATATTTCAACTTGTTTAACACGATACTTATATATCAAGTTATTAGGTAAGTTAGACTTCTCATCAAGAATACCCACCGATGTAACATCAATCCATTCTTGATTATCAAATCCATCTTCTCTAAAAACATCATATTCATCAGAATGAAGTAAGTCGGAAACTGGTTGTTCTAATTGTCCATTTGGGGCAAACAATTGTCCCATCGTTGTATGTGTACCTTTGACTACCTCAATCTTTTTACTTATATCATCATTACTAACATAACCATTAATTGATGATGGTAAATTAGAAAAGTTAGTTCCATATAATCTCATATCAGAACGAGATATTCCTTTTTGTTTTTTGTAGTTTCTTGCCAACCAATGTTCCATTTGATTGTCACCTACTTCGTAAGGATCTACATTAACCCAATTTGATTTGTTACCCTTAATCATCATTTTTGAAAGTAACATATCAATATACTTAATGTATTTATTGAAATCATCACTATTACCATCCTTACCTTTCTTTGTTACATAATTTTCAACTAATTGATTAAGAAAGTCAATTTTAGTAATTATTTTACCAGTATCTTTTTTGGTTTTAGAATCAATAAGAGTACTATCATTTACAAATCTACCAACAAGTATATCCATCAAATCCTTACCACTATCTACATCATATAAAGCATGTCCTAATAGTTTTTCAAATTTTTTCCACTTAACAAACTTACCCAAGATATGAAACAATTGAATTGTACGAATCTCCGATGAATTCAAATGTCTTCCATTATGTCTTTCATACCTTAATAATAAAGGAATCCATCTTTTACCATCTACTTTTACAATACCCTCATCAAAATAACGATTGATACTTTTTAAATCTCTGTGCCAAGTCCAACCCTTTAGTGTAGTTTCAAGATGAATTAATATACTCTTATTGTCTGAACTAATGTAAGTTTCGTTTCCATCTTTGTCACCGAAGTCGTCTATTTCAGCATCTAATAAATTATTAATTTCATTACACACAACATTAATAGCATTACCCCTTGCTTCAACACCATCATAACCACCTGTAGTCATATAATATGAATCTATAATCCAAGTTGCGGTTGTAATAAGATTTTCCTTAGTAGGTGGAATTCTCTCACGAATTGGTGAGAAAATAAATTTTATCTGTTCATTAATAGATTCATTTATAAAATCATTTTGGTTTGATTTAGAACAATACTTATTCTGTATGTGTGTTAAAACTTTATTTGCAACAGAACTGATACCATTAGTAGGAACACCAACTTCATCTGAATTATTCATAAATGAATCAACATCATTTATAGACTTAGTGTAAACAACCCTATAAAGATTGAGTATGTTTTCAAATGCGGTTAATCTTTCAGTATCAGATTTAAAGTCGTGTTCCTTTACCCAATTACTATATGCACCTAATTGTTTTAGAATATAATAGTTTTGGTTAAATAATTCCTTGTCAAGATTATCTTCAATAAGATACTCTATTGTATTTCTTCTCAACAATAATTCTGCTACAATATCATTTGTTTGTTTGTAAGCTTTACTAACAAATGTACCCACCTCATCCATAAATTGTAATCGGATTTCAGTAGTTCCTTTTCTAAACATATACTTATCAAAAGTGGATTTATCATCACAATCATCTCGAAGTGCTAATCCAAGTAAAAATATTTTAGTATTACGAGATAAACCATCGGAAGTAAGCCATAATCCCCTATCTAAATCAATTACCCTAAGTGTTATAGTTCCACCAAAGTCTATTTCTAAATCTTTATCTATAACATAGTTTGGTGTTATTAAATCTCCGTGAGATATTTTATTATCTATTTCTCTACAATGTCGTTCTGCCTGAACACCATCGTGATCATTATCTCGTTGATTCTTAGTTCCACCTAAAGTGAAATCCTCTTTCCAAAAATCCATCATTGGATTACGAGGAGTTAACAATTTTAATATGGTTGAGTTTACTGCACTTTCTACTTTGTTATTCATAATTTTATCCTTATTTTTCATACCTTAATATACACATATTTTAACTTAAAAGTCAAGTGTTTTTTTATGGTTTATGAAATATAAAAATAGGTTCATACTTCATAGCAGTTCCGCCTATCTTTACACTATTCTTTACGTTTGATTGGTCAATGCCAATCATTGATGACATCAACATCTTTAACTTACCTTTATATTCTCCACCAAGTGACTCAATAATATCTACTGAATCTTGTTCCAATGGATGAAAGGTATCCTTACCGATTTTAATATCAGCAATATTCCACAACAAATACCTATCATTCTTTAGACTATTGAAAGCGTTTGTTAGTGTTGGTTTCAAGAAATTATCTCTCCAATCATGATACATCGGATAAGACCTAAATGATTGTTCTTCATCAGCACTATATTGCTCTCTATCAAAATAAGGTGGTGATGTAAAGGCAAAATCCAACTTACCCTTGTATTGTTGGAAGTCTGGATGCTCACCTATATGTTCTGAACCTTCTTGAAAAACATGATAAGTATTTTTTGGTTCTTCCCAAAACGGATTAGTTTCTAAACCATGTTCATTAAAGAAATCAGCTACATACTCGTACCGTGTCTTATTAAGTTTTGGTATAAAATTATCAGTATTAGGATCAGTACCAATATAATGAATATTCTTTTTGGAAGCCATAGCACCTAGTATTCTACCACCCCAACCAGCACTTGGATCATAAATGTTAAATGGTTCATCTTGTTTAATATGGTCTGTATATTTTTCATACAAAAGTCTAGCAGTTAATGGTGGAAAGTTAACAACAGGTTGTGTTGATAATGCTAACCTAAATGTCTGAAACATAGTAGGGAATAATCTCTTGTTTATATTATAATAACGAATCATATACACATTATCTTTTACTTTACCACTCTTATTAGTTACGGTATCTGCTAGTTCATCTACCTCTATAATTCTCTTTAAAGTTGGACACCATAAGTTAGTTAACATTTGGTCTGTAATTAAACCTTCTTTATGTAACCTTTTGATATCATCAGCTTTGATATGAACATATTGTTCAAAGTATTTTGTTTCATGTGATTTAGAAATCCATATTCTATGGTCTTTAAATTTCAATGAATTTTCATTAAAGTAAGTTAACCACTCTTCAGCAGTTTCTCCATTCCAATATGGAAGTCCACCCTTTTTATTTTCTTTTCTATCAAAGGATATAGACTTACTAAATGCATACATAGAGTCTCTTCTAACTCCACGCCTCATAGCATTACGAAAGATGCCAAGGTTATCTAAGTCAGCAAACCTATCATAAATGGATACACTTTCTTTACCCATTCCAATTTTAGTTTTCATCATGGTTGGAAAGAATTGATTTACGCCTGAACCAAACTTATTGAAATTCTTGATGACATTTTCATTACCATCATCATCTTTTTCGATAAAGTCTCTTACTTTATAATCTCTTAATTTTCTGAATGAATCTATTATCTCATCTTTATTTTGACCTATTGCTGGTGGGATACCTCTTTCATCCCATTCCTTAACAATATATTCTCTAACCGAATCAATCCACAATGACAACTCTTCATCATTCTTTTTAAAAACTTCGTGGTAGGTGATGTTTATTTCAGCATCTAATAAACCACTTTTTTCATAGTAATACTTACTCACTAACAACCTCTTTTAGTTTAGGTAAAGAACCAAGATGTCCCATCATTTTAAGATACGCTTCAGCATCTTTTTTATCTTTAGCAAGAAAGGTATAACCCTTATCACTTGTCCACTTCTTATAGTCATCAAACTGACCTTTAGATTTCTTCATAGTATATCTCCATTGTATCCTAC